CTTATAAGACTTTATAGGATTATGACCATTGTTTAGAACATACTGGTTATAGTCTTCTATAATCTTATAACTTGCGGAACCTCTAGTGGGTAAATTAAATAGATTTTGGACAAGAGTAAGTCCATCACCACCAGTACCTGAAGAAAAATCTTTAAACTTATAGATATTGTTTCTATCAATATATACACACATAGAAGGTGTCTTCTCACGTATGTTAAATACTGATTTTATTTTAATATCTTGTCCTGTAAGTTTTTCTGTAAGGTTTAGATAGTGTTCAAATACCCATTCTCTTGGGACATCAGCTAAATCATATATTAAATTCTTTGTAGAAATCATAGCAACCCAATTTAAGTATATAAAGGGGGCCATAACAACCCCCTGTATATAGGAGCTGTTAATCTAAACTAAAATCTGAAGATGATTTTTTTGGTGTAGAGAAATCATCATCATCATCACCAAAATTATCTACAGGTTTCACATCTAATTTCTTAAGATGCTTGGTTTCATCATATGCAATGACTTTCCCCTCTTCTATTTCACCATAAGCATACTTACCATTTTCTGCTTTTGGTAACCACATATCATAATTAGTATATCCAGTTTTACCCATATACTCTTTACCTGCAATACAGAATTCTAGATATGTATCTTTAAAAGGTGCAGTCTTATTAAAAGCTTTTATGAAATCTTCAATAGTTTCATGCTTATTGTGTTGAGACTGCATCCAATCATTAATACCAAGAGTTTTACAAAGATTTTGTAAAAAGATTAAGATAGATCTATCTCTCTGAATTTTAATACCAGATTTAGTTTCTCCATCAGCAAATGCATATTGGCTTGCTTTCACTCTACCAATTTGACCTGCATAATGACCCTTCTCAGGATTATCTTTATCAATAGCAAAACCTTCAAAACCTGGAATTGGTTCAGTTTCTACATGCATAATTAAATGATATGCATTTGCAATAAACTTGAATTCCTCTAACTCAATGCTATTAATTTTTAATACTTTGTTACCCGGATTAATTGTTTTTGGTAGACTTGAACCTGTTCCACCAAGATCTTCTGTACTTAACGCCATTTTACTTTACTTTTTTAAATTATTAAACAAAAACTTTACTCCATGATGTTTTTACAACACCATCAATCATCTCAGAAATTACTATTTCTTCATTACGCAAATGCTCTGGTCTTGCACCACAAGTAACTTCCTCATTTGTCTTGAAAGACAAAATGGTTTGATTACCTTTTCTGTACATGTATCCAATAGCATCTGCATTTGCACAAATTAAAGATTTAATTTTACCAGTTAAGTCTATATTTGCAGACATAACCATTTCACCCTTATCATCTACCACTTTATCTTTGATATGACCTGATAGAATAATTGTGGGTGCTAATGTATCAATAAAATCTAATACTTGAAAAAATGCTTGACGAATATATAAATATCCGGCACCATTTGGTAGTGTAGTTACATTATCTCCATCATAGTTTTTACCCATTGAAGTTTGTCTATATAACTTTACTGCCAAAGGCATAATCATATCTTCTAAAGCTGTAACAGTATCAATAGTAATATACTTGTATGGGTTACCTGCAGCTTTAATTGCTTTACCAGTATCCAATAACTCTTGTAGGTTACTTATTTTTACTTTTAATGCTTCAACATAATCAGAACCATTTTCTAAATCAATAATCAGATTGTCTTCTAATCCTGCATATGCAGTTGTTTTACCAGTCTTTGGCTTAGAATAAATCACAATTCTTTTAGGATTTTTTCTTTCAGCCTTTACTTTTTTAGTTGGAAGTACTATACTCATTTTACTTTAATTTTTGTGCTAATTTTTGAAAACCTTCCGCAATTTGCAAAAGAATGCTAGATACATCTTCATCAGTTTCTTCAGCCTTAATTTTAGGAGCAAATTCTTCTTCAAAATCAGGAAATATACTTAATGACTTTTGTAACTGTGGCACCTCAAGTTTAGCTTCTTCTTTTCTTTTATCATAAAGAGCATAACTAATTTCTTGTCCACTTGTTAAAACAGCAACCATTTCATTTACAGGGACAAAATATTTTCTAGTTATTTTGCCATCATCTTCTGTTGTTTCTACAACATCATACTCTTCATGAAAATAAGGATTGTATTTAAGTTTAAATAACTGACGGTCTTCAATCATAGGAACTATATCAGTATTCTTTCCATCATTGTCATATACATTTTCATAAAACTCAATATAGATATCCTCTCCCTTTTTTAATTCCCATTCAAAGAACTGAGACTGTCTACCAAACTTACCCTTCTTATAGAAAGCAGTTTTAATACTAAAAAATGGATCTGAAACTCCAATTGTTTTAAAGGTGTTTATATGATCCATATAAAACTGCCTTTCTTTTTCTTTTCTTAGATTGTTATTATTCATATTTATTAATTTACTTGGATTTTTTGTGTGACTTCTTTTGCCGGTGTCTGCATTTCTACTATTCTCATAAGAGATCTATCTAACTTAAAGAAACTGATTCTTGCAAGACCATTCCTGGATTTTAAGAAATGAAATACTAAAGTTTCAGGATCTTCAATTAAAAACTTTTCTGGACCATATTTAGATATTTTTCTCATTGCTGGTTTATTTATACCTATTACTACATCTGCATGTTGTAATAGTGCATCTGAACCATAGATATAAGAATCAAGAACATAGTTACCATAGTTAGCTTCAACTTGTCTTTTAGCATCATCTATGTTTCTATTCAACTGACTCAAAACAACAAATGCCACAGGATACTGCTTTTTCATATAAGTCAAAGCTTCTCCCAATGCACCTAGCATTTCAAATTTATCTTTTTGCCCAACATCATTTTTAAATAAAGCTGAGTGATCTATAGTAACGAGCATGTTTCTATATTTCCCATCTGGTTTCTTATATCTTTCAAACTCATAATGAATGGTTGCACACATCTCATTTATGGTACAAGTATCATAAACCACATTTATGAGATCACTATTTGCACTTTCATGATAATATTCAACACATTTTTCAAATAGCTTTCTATCTATAAGATTACCACCCTTACTCATCAAAGTGTTATAATCAGCACCGGTTATTATACCAAACTTTCTAATAGCACTTGTTTCATCAACCATTTCCATTTGGAACTTAAGAACTCTAAAGTCTTGATCTGGATTTTTTACTATTATATCAGAAACCAATTGTTCTGAAAATAAAGTTTTACCAATTCCAGGTCTTGCACCAATTACAGTAATTGTTTTCCATTCAAGTCCATCACAAAAAGCATCATTAAATTTTGGCCAAGCAGTCATAAGAGCAGGTAACTTACCTTCTCTTTTTGCTTTCATTTTAATTAGACCTTTTTCTAAACTCTCTCTTTCACTAACAGGTAGCAAATGTCTTGCACCATTAAATAACTTTCCCATAGACTTTAATTTTTACTATACAACAAGATCACTAAATGGAATTACATCATCATCAGGATTATCTTTTAGAAATTCACAGTATGTTGCTAAATCTGAATCCCAAGTTTTGTCTACATTCTGCTTTCTCAAAAAATATTGAGCAGTTCTCATGTATTCATAGTTTTTAGATTCATATTCAAAAATATATTTTTGTGTTGCTAAAAATATAGTCTCCCAATCATACTCATAGGTTTCAAAAAACCATCTAAATCCATTCTCAAGATTTTTTGCAGGAACTCTAGCATATTTTCCAGAAGAAAGTTTCTTATTGGGAAATATATTTACATATTCCTGTATGTTTTGCATAAAATTATGCCCCATTAAATCTTTAGAAGTTTTCTTTTTTGATTTCTTAAAATACCCATCAATTTCAGTAGTAAAGATAATGCTTTTATCTGTTAATGTCAAGTCATCATTTAGCCAATTATCGTTAATTAATCTTCTAATTTCCAATTCCTTATTGACAATATCTGCTGGAGTTGTTCCTGTCTTAACACAGTTTAAAATGTAATAACTATTAGGTGTTATCTTCTCCCTAACAAATTTTAAAAATATATCTTGCATACTACCATATTATTTCTTGATCATTATTTTTCTCTACAAGTTTAGATATTTTATTAAAAACATCATTACTATCCCATTTAGAACCATTGTATGCAGCAGAAGCTGGATGTTTTACAAAAAACTTATGGTTATGATCTCCTGTAAGTTCTGACCATTCTTCAGCTTTCTTACCCATATATACATATATCAGTCCGGGATTATAGTTATTTAACCAATCTAGTATATAAGCTGTAAAAGGTTTCCATATATCATAATGGCTACCAATTTTACCTACTTCAACTGTAAGAGCTGTATTAAACATCAGTATACCTTGATTAGACCATCTCTTAAGATCTAAATCTTCACTAACAACATGATTACCATATACAGTTCTATCAACTTCCTGTAGAATAAACTTAAGACTTGGTTGTAATTTGTTTGTATTACTACAGCTAAAAGATATACCATCTGCAACTCCTAACTGTGGATATGGATCCTGACCTATAAACACTACTTTTAAATCATCATATGGGCATTCTTCAAATGCTCTAAATAATTGTTTTAATGTTGGAGTAAATCTTTTATCTGCAACACTTAATTCATAAAGTTTACTGAGAATGTCAGTAAATTCAGAACTAAATATAAAAGATTTAAAAACTCTACCCCAACCACTAGGTTCAAGTTTAGCAAACAATTTTTGTTTAATTTCATCTATTTCCGATTCTGTTTTCATTTTTTATTAAATTTGTTAAAACTATTACATTATGATCAAGACTAAAGAATTAAATGATGATGCAATTTTAGAAATCAAAGTAAATAAAAGTTATTACTTAATGGCTAAAGCAGCTTCTTTCACAATTTTACAGCAAATGGATATTGCTGATAAAGGAGAAGACTATTTTAAATCCATAATGACTTCTAAGTATGAAGATCTAGATGATCTTCAAAGAGCATTCTTCACTATTGTCCTTCTTCTTGCTGAAATAGAAAAGACTGCAACTGATAAGAATCTTTATAAAGAGAAAGAAATTCTTGAACCTGGAGATGAAGGTTATGTAGAACCTACCCAAGATTCAAATTAAATTGTTCTCTCCCTATTTGTATACAAGATTCTATAGCTAACATTAAATCATCTTTACTACAATCAGCAAATGATTTATCTGTTAACCCAGATGCATCTTTAATTATAGATTTTACTTCATCAAAAGTATAACCAGATTCTTTTGCTATTTCTCTTATGCAAGCATGTACTTTTGCAAGTTGTGCTTTACTATGATCTACTCCAACTAGATCAATATACATTTCTACTACTTGTCCTTCTTTGATTTTGTCTAAAAATATTTCATAAGATAATTTATCTTTAGGAGAATTAAAGACAAGTTTCCCATCTTTCTTTATAAATTTTCCAGTAAACATATTAACTAGGTTTATATCCTTGATTTACGGCAACTGATATTAAATGATTTATAGAAGCCATATCAAGTGGATTTTTAGTATCCCAATCAAAGTTAAACACTTTCCATTCATCTAAGTTTTCATCACTAGCTGATGATATTAGACTTAATCCTGGTAGTAAATCCAGCATGTAATAATAATAATCATAGCCATTCTGGCTTTCATCATCTGAAACTTCTACTTTATCAAAGCCAAGTTTAATTAATTCTTCTTCTGTCATTTTTCTATCATTGTTTCCATAAACACAGTATGATTCAAGATTTCAAAAGTATATGTATAGTTTAAGTCTTTATATGCTTTATTATCTTTAGTATATACCCCGTGTTCTTTAATTCTTAAATCCCTTAAATTCTGTATACTTAATGTTACTATAGCAAGATTATCTCTATCATCTGATTTCATCATACTTACAATGTTTCTTATCTCAGCATCATTTAAATAATTATACTTCTTCAGCAACATTAACTCAGCCATATATACAAAAGGGCGGAATTCATCCTTCTTAGACCCTTTGTGGTACATATACCATAGATAGTTC